GTGGTGCATCTGGAATAAGTGGCTACTCTGGTTACTCAGGATTTTCAGGAGCACAAGGAGCATCATCTAATTTATTTTTATATAAAGCAGATAATTCAGCAACAAGTGGACAGCCTACTGATGGGCATTTACTTTGGAACAATGGCACTCAAATTAGTGCCACACAAATTAATATTAGTCATTTAACAGAAGATAATACTGATATTGATATATTTTTAGCATTATTAGTGCCAACAGAAATTTTTACTGTTCAAGATAGAAATACAAGCTCTAGTTATCAAAGCTGGAGAATAACAGGAACAACTACTAATGTTAATGCTGGAACAGCCAATAGTTATTGGACAATTCCTGTAAGCCTTATTTCATCAGGTGGAACTGGAACAACAGGATTTACTAATAATGAACAATTATTTTTTGCAGTTACAAAAGGTGTAAGTGGAACATCTGGGTATAGTGGCTATTCAGGATTTAGTGGAGCACAAGGTACATCTGGTTATTCTGGCTATTCTGGATATTCTGGTGCTGTAGGTGCAAGTGGCACATCAGGTTACTCAGGTTATTCAGGATCAGGCATATCTGGTTATTCTGGATTCTCTGGCATCAATGGAGCATCTGGTATTAGTGGATTTTCTGGTGCTAATGGAGCATCAGGATTTTCAGGATACTCTGGTGAACAAGGGCTTTCTGGGTTCTCAGGAATTTCTGGATATTCTGGTGCAGTTGGAGCATCAGGAATTTCAGGCTACTCTGGATTTAGTGGTGCGGTTGGAGCATCAGGATTATCTGGATTCTCTGGCATTAGTGGTCAAAATGGTGCAACTGGAACATCAGGATTCTCTGGTTACTCTGGAGCAGTAGGCACATCTGGATTTAGTGGCTATAGTGGAACTAATGGCACTAATGGAGCATCAGGCATTTCTGGTTATAGTGGTGCAACAGGAACATCTGGATTTAGTGGATATTCTGGAGCACAAGGTACAAGTGGCTTTTCAGGTTATAGTGGTAATGCAACAGGAATAATTTATGATTCATTTACATCTACTGCGGCACAAACTACATTTACTACAAGTCAAACTTATGTATCAGGAAAAATTCAAGTATTTTCTAATGGTGTAAAAATGGTAAATGCATCAGATGTAACAGTAACAAGTGGCACATCAGTAGTATTTGCATCTTCACCTACAACTGGAACAAGAGTAGATTTGGTTTATCCAAAGGCTTAATATGATAGGACAAAATGAACATAAGACAAGAATTAGAAAACAACTTTGAAAGAGCAGTATTCCTAAAGGGTGATCCTGTTTATCCCAGAGAAGCTAGTCGCTATATTTGGGCTAATGAACACCTTTTAGGTAAAAACATTTTAGAAGTTGGTTGCTCTAGTGGCTATGGAATACAGTTTTTGCCAAATGACATTTACTATGTAGGTGTTGATTATGATGAAAAAATTACAAAATATGCTTCTATACAAGGTTGGCGAAACAATACTTTGTATGTTCATGCAGACATCAATACATTAGAACTTCAACAGCATGACACCATTATTGCTTTTGAAGTAATTGAGCATTTAGACAATGGTTTAGAGATTGTTGAGAAGCTCAAAAAGCATTGTAAGCGATTGCTAATTTCAGTTCCTTATAATGAGCCAGTAGGCTTTTGGGGTGAGCATCATAAACTACATGGTCTTACAGAAAAAGATTTGCCTGATTTTAAATATGAATTTATTAACCAAGATGGTTATGTAACATCACACATTAGTCCAGATGATAAATTTAGCCTAATGCTTTGTAGGTGGGACAATGCCTAAAGTTCTATGTTCTGTAGCAACTAGGGGCAGATACTTTACAACCTTGCCATTGGTTTTAAATGCCATTATTAATCAGACTACATTACCAGATAAGGTGATGATATTTGATGATAATGATGAACCCCAAGATATGCGAAAGGAAATGATTTACCAGTATTTCTTTCAAATGCTAGATATAAAAAAAATAGCTTGGGAATGGCAGTTTGCAGAAAAGAAGGGGCAACACCATATCCATCAGAGAGCTAACACAATGGGCTTTGATTGGGTTTGGCGATGCGATGATGATGCAATACCAGAGCCTAATGTGCTTGGCAATCTATTAGCCTACACATCCATAGAAGATATAGGTGCTGTTGGTGGCTCTATTCTTACTCCACCTAATTTATTTGATACTAGCAAATCTACTGGCAAGATAGCAGATATTGATACAGAACCGAATATTCAATGGAATGATATAAAGAGAACAAAAGAAGTAGAGCATCTACATTGTTCATTCCTATATCGTGCTGGAGTGCATGATTACAGCCTTGGACTGTCAAGAGTGGCACATAGGGAAGAAACATTATTTACTTATGGTTTATATCAAAAAGGATATAAGATTTTAACAGTTCCTCATGCAACTACATGGCACATGAAGAACCCAGAAGGTGGCATTAGAAGTGAAACCAAAAGGGAGATGTATGAACATGATGAACAAATTTTTAGGAATATTGTCGGTCATTCTGATAGGACTATTGTCGTACTTAATTGTGGGCTGGGCGATCATATCGTTTTCAATAGTATCTTGGGTTCTATCCCAAATCCGGTGGTCTTTGGATGCTATCCTGAGATAATTCCTTGCAGATCAATTGCTGAAGCCCAAGCCTTATTTGGTGATCTTGACCAATGGAATATCTATAAAAAGATGTGTCAATGGAATTGGAAAGGCACTCTTACAGATGCATTTAAAAAGCTATACCTATGATTATTATTTCTCCTTATGCCAAAGCATTAATAAATGGCAAACAAAATCCTAAAAACTATCCTTACTGGAAAGAGCTAATTAAATTAATAAATGAACCTATTATTCAAATTGGCATTGAAGGGGAAGAACAATTAGTGCCAGACTTTAGAAAAAATTTGCCTGTTTCAGAATTGCGACAGTTAATAACCCAATGTCGAACATGGATTGGTTGTGATAGCTTCTTTCAGCATCTTGCATGGGAATGTGGCAAGCAAGGCATTGTCCTATGGTCTGTATCTGATCCATTAATCTTTGGGCATCCAGAAAATATTAACCTATTAAAAAGCAGACATAATCTAGCACAAAATCAATTTCTTTGGTGGGATTTGACAGAATATAACCCTGATGCTTTTGTCAAGCCAGAAGAAGTGATAAAATCTCTACAGATAATATAAGACTGATTAACCCAAATTTATGAGTTTTATATTATGCCAACTATTGATAAAAATGAAGCGGCTCTATCAGCCCATGAAAAAGTATGTGCCGAAAGATATTTGGGCATAAATGCTAGGCTTAAAAGACTAGAACAAATCCTAATAACTTCTGCTGGATTTATTATTGCAATCCTACTTTCAGTAGCATTAAAACTCCATTAATGATTCATGCCAGATCAATTTGGATTTTCCGAAGGGGTCAAAGCCTTTTCTTCAAGCCTTGATTCAGCTAGAGAAGCCAGCAAAGGTTTATCTAAAAGCATAGAGGGCATTCAAAAAGATGCTACTGATGTCGCAAAGCAAAAAGCACAAGACAGATTAAGAGCAAATCGAGAAGCCGAACTAAGAAAAGAAAGAGCTTTAATTAAAGCATTAGAAGCATGGAAGCATAAAAAACAAATAAGTGATGAAGAAGCTGATTTAAAGATTAAATTTGTTAAGGCTCATGGAGCTAAAGAATGGGAAGCAGTCTTAAAGATTAAGCTGGACATTGAAAATCTTGAAAGAAAGAACAATGAAGAATACCAGCATGATTTGAAAGAAGTTCGTAGAGTGCAAATGTGGTGCTTTATAGCGGCATTAATAGTTACTCTATGGCTCAAATTTATATTGGGTGTTATATGAATGATGATTTTAATTTAATGATGTGGGGCTGGGTAGTAGCTACTGCTTGGATTGCCTTTGGAATGTATGTTTATTGGGGGTCATAATGTTTACTTTACTTACTACAGTTATATCTTTTTTATCTGGTGGATTACCTACACTTCTTGGCTATTTTCAAGATAAGTCTGATAAAAACCATGAGCTAGAAATGGCTAAAATGCAGACCGAAAGGGAATTGGCAATGGCTGAAAGGGGTTATATTGCCCAAGCCCATGTTGAGGACATCAAGACCCAGCAAATCCAGATTGAATCCCAGACACAGGAAAGAGTTGCCCTATACCAGCATGATATTGAAATTAGCAAAGGTGCAAGCCAATGGGTTATCAATATGAGGGCTATGGTTAGACCAACTATTACTTATGGCTTATTTTTTCTGTTGGTATTTGTAGATGCTTTTGGCTTTTACTATGCCATTAAAACTGGTGTTGAATTTACAGATGCTATGAACATTCTTTGGGATAATGATACTCAGACTATTTGGGCATCAGTTGTATCATTCTGGTTTGGAACACAGGCATTTAAAAAATGAAAGTATCCCCTAAAGCAATAAACATGATTAAACACCATGAAGGTGTAAGACAAAAAGCCTATCGATGTCCAGCTAATCTTTGGACAATTGGTGTTGGTCATGTGCTTTACCCAGAACAGGCAAAGCTAAAGATGGATGATAGAATGCTTGTGCCATTAAGATCAGAAGATAATAAAACATTTAGTATGGAAGAAGTCGATGATATTCTTAGAACAGATTTGGCTAGGTTTGAAAGAGGTGTTGAGCAATACTGTCCTGTTCAACTCACACAAGGTCAGTTCGATGCTTTGGTGTCTTTTAGCTTTAATGTTGGTCTGGGGACATTACAAAGATCAACCTTGCGTCAAAAGATTAATCGACAAGATTTTAAAGGGGCATCGATGGAATTCTTAAAATACATCATGGCTGGTGGCAAGATTCTTAAAGGCTTACAAAACCGAAGGAATGATGAAAGAGCATTGTTTGAATCTTGACAGCCTGATAGGAAGATTCTGGGCTGTCGGCAAAATCGTGAAGTAATAGTCCTATCTGCTATTTTTCATTAAAAGGGTATATCTTCTTCAATGCCACCAAGAGGTGCAGTTTGTGGAGCATTTTCCTTTGGTTTAGGTTCTGCTAAAGAAATCCAGCCATCCCAAGATACAGGGATAGTTTCTAGTTTAACTGCTAGACCACCTTGCTTGGTTTCTACACAAACACCAATCTTCTGCCACCGGTTCTTTTCAGCCCCAGTTTTATCAGTATAAGTGCCATTCTTAACAATGCATTCATATTTAATACCCATTACATTCTCGCTTTCAATTGTGAGTAAATTTGTTCAACTTCTTCTAAAAACTGCTTAACTTCTGCTTCTATTTCCTGAATATATGCATCATCCCTATTCAGGCGAATTACAATCAATTGCAACTCAGATGGCAGTCTAGGGTCAAATGATACAAAATCGCACCATCTAGCCCCTGTGCAAGCCATCTGTGTCTGCATTTGTGGGACATACTTTGCTGGGGGAATACCCCCCATTAAATACTCAATATGGGTAGTGGTATTTGGGCATTTAATCTCTATAAGCCCATCCTCAACCACTCCATCTGGACTACAACCAAAATTCTTGATGGTAGGATGGTTGCAAAAAGCAACCTGATCTACAAATAGCCCAAATTTGGCTTCATAAGCCATCCTAGCCAATGGTTCTGTTTCTGTGCCCCATTGCATAGCTGGACTGCTAAAACTGCTTGTAGGGCTGTTTGTGAGCCTTTCTACCACCAAATCCATCTTATAGTTCTTTCGACCAGCAGATTCTCCAGTTTTAACCTTGGACATGACATCAGCGACCCTACTGGCTGTTACTTTGCCAAGCCTAATCTGATGCCATTCTTCAGTACCCTGTTTAATCTCTAAATCGACCAACCCAGCAAAAGGGATGGGTTCTATGGCACTAAGCCGATCTTCTGTTGTGAATGTTGTCATAAGTTTTTATCGTGTCCTGTAGTTGTTTTGCATATACTGATATTGCTTCTGCCGCTTTACTTGCTGATTCCCAATCGCTTTTTAAGCAAAATAAATGACAGTTCTTGATAGCACATTGGGTATCTAGGTATAACTCTGAATAATCTTTAGTTTGCATGATTTCTTACTGTTAGTGGAGTTGAACATAGCATCTTGTGGGATGCACCTTTTTTGTCTTTGCATTTCTGCTGAATAATCTGCATCACAATCATCACAAACTGAAGCTACTTCATGAGCATAATCTCTTGCCTGTTGCCATGAAATATATTGAGTTCTTGATTCAAAACATAATGGATACCAATTATTCTGCTTCATCATCTGGCATTGGCATTTGCTGGTGTTCATGAACTAATTGGGTATCTTCAATTTCTGCTCTTTCCCATTTAGTCATAAATTCCTTAGACAAAGTGTTGATTGCCGACATCCAGCCCATTTCAAAATATTCTTCTGGTGCATAGACAGCTTTTGGTATCTTATCGAATTCCTTTTGTGCAAATGGATTCATACTTTATGCTTTCGCTGTTTCTGCCAAATCTGTTGCACTTTAGGATCAATAAATATAGCATCAGAATCATCCAATGTCCTGTTAAATAATGCTTTAAAATCAGCCCATTTTTTTTTGTAATGTGCTTGTTCACTTGCTGGAATATAGCCATATATTTTTCGCCACCTAATGGTAATATCGGTGCTTGCTGAAGTATAAATAAAGTCTTTATCTACCATGTTTACTCCTATATTGTTGATCGGATTGTCGCTTCAAACAAACTGCACACTTCCATACTTTTGTTTTATTTCTTAATACTAATTTAAAACCATCTGCTTCTCTTAATGATTGACAACTAACACAAAACTTCTTTTCCATCCCAGCCTACTTTCAAGTACCTATATTCTGATGCATCACATACTGCTGTTAATTTCTTGCATACATCACAAGTATCTAGCCAAACTCGATATTCATGGTGTCTGGGCTTTCCTAGCCCCCATTGTTTGCCACAATCGGTACAAACATTATCAGGTTGCTCTTGGGCTAGTCGCATTTAGTTCTGCCTTTCGCTTTTCATAAACTGGCTTAACTTCATCTTGCTGTTTTTTATTTTTTAACTTTGCCCAGTTTTCACCAAACACTTTTATTAGTTCTTCTGGGGTCTTGGCTGATTCTAACATTGCATTAATTTTATCAGCCATTGATTCTTCTGGTTCATCCCAAAATTCATCCCCAGCATACAATGATAAACCAATGCCTGTGCATATTGCGATGCACTTAACCAAAACCCTTTTCTGTGCATTATTAATAGCCATTGCAGTTGGGTTGGTGATTGCTTTGTTATTGTTATCTTTAACTGGCAAATACTCAGTCATGGTTTTACCAAATGCAGTAACAGAACAATTAACCATCATTGTGCCATTGTAAATTTGTGGTTCACCATAAGTCCAGTTGGCTTGTGGGTCATGTTGTAACAATGTATCAACAGAATATACCCAAGGCAAATAATTAAATCGACCCATCTTTTTTATTTCATTTGATACATCTATTGTTCTAAGTTCTTTGTATTTGTTCATTGTGAGTTCCTAATAAATTTAACAAGACTACCAAATTCAAGTAATGCCCATATTACCCACCAACCCCAGCCAGCATCAGCATGATATAGAAAAAAAGCTGTCAGTAATCCTATCATTTTCTGTCCTTTGGTGGTTGTTTATTGTGAGTTGGATAAATAGGGGATACAGGTTGAACTGGAATAATCATTTTTCTGCATTCCAAAATTGTAAGCAAATATGTATAAAAACAAAAATAATAAATGCCCAAACAGCCAAGCCAGATAAGGCAAAAAACCAAATTAAAAAGTTTATCATGGCTGGCAATCCTGTTCTGCTCTGGTTTCCCAATACTCATAAAGACAAGTAGTAATGATTAGACCAATGACTGCTTTTTCATTTTTTTGAATAGCATCTACTAAAGCATCCCAATGAGTACCAAAGAAAGCATCATTTAAAAATGCTTCTTTAATATTTTCTGGTAGGTCTGGGTTGTAATCGCCATTGAGCAACTCAGCTATTTGTTCATCAAGTTCAGCTTGTTCATCTTCAGCTTCATTGTATGGAGATTCAAGCCAGTTATCATATTTGTTCATATCACATATCCAGTTCTAAGATAATGAGTTCCAAAAATTACTATAGCAAACATTAAGCCAAGTAAACCACCTAAGATAAAGTCTTTCATGTTATCTCCTATGCCCATATCTATAAAAATCCATGCCAACTGATTTTTTTGTATATACAACTTTACCTAATGCTTCATCATAATAAGCAATGGTGCTAAAAGCCATAGGGTTTTCCTCATGCAATTCTAGGATTACTCTGTCAATCCTAGCGGCAATCTGGTCTGTAATGCCAACTGGCAACTTGTTCCATTCTTCCCGGCTCATTTTGCTGGATGCATTAATAAGTCGCTGTTGTTGCAATAGTGTTAATGGGTTGTTCATATCTTTTCCTGTTTAATTAAGCTACTTGTAACATCCTATCTACTAAATAAAAATCACCGCTAATAGTGCAAAAAGGTGTTGCCCTATCTGTATCTAAACCATCAAATCTTCTACCTGATTTAAGCAAGCCACCATTGTGCTCATAACCCAAAGCATCTGTTATTTCAAAGTAACAATCATAAGTTACCCAGCCAATCAATGCACCAAACTTATCAAACAATGGGCTGTGCTTAGAAAAGTAATAGGTAGGTTCTTTGACAAAGCCACCATGAGCTAATGCTTGAATGGCTTCTTTTAGGCGATATGTTTTCATTGTGATTCCTTGTAAGATGCCCCCGAAGGGGCTGGTTAATTAAACTGCTTTAGGTCTTTGAATTAGGGTTTGTTTAACACCATTGCGAACCCCATGCTCTTTGATACTAGTTTTTAATGTAGCTGTTTCACCTTCTGCTAATTCCCAGATTGATGAAGCATTCCCTTTATAGATTACAACATTTTGTTCTGCATCTTCAAAAATAAACAATCCAATAATTCCAAAATGACTATTTAAATTAATTACTTTTTTTAATGTCAAAGTTAAAGTAACTTTTTCGCCAACTGTACCAATATGCTGTTTTTTAGCATCAATAAGGGCTTGTTTACTAGCCCATTCAGCTTTGCGAGCATTGCGATCAACAATGCATTTGCGAACAGCTAATACTTGCTTTTCAGACAATTTGCCATAAGTAGCATAAGCAGAAGCTAAAGAACCAACAAAACCTTCTTTGTAACATTTAAAGTTGCCTTCATCATCATAGATGCGACCATCAGCCAAAAAACTTTCAATATCAGCAAAATCTTCATAAGTTTTGCAAAAAGTTTTGTTTGCATTAGCAAGAATACGAGCATGAGTAGCTTTTCTATAGGCTTCTTCATTTTCAATGATTGAACCCCATTGATAAGGTTTTTGCTTGATAGTGGCTTCCATTGTGATTCCTTTCGGTTGTTGATGTAAGTATATTGCTACCAAACTTTTGCTATGTAAAGAAAAATCGTATTAGGACATACCCTAGTGTCAAAAATACAACAGCCCCCGAAGGGGCTATTGCAATTAAAGACCTATTCTTTTTTTGCTAAACATCTGGGAAGTGGTTGGATATTTAACAAGCCCAACATCTATCCATTGCACAGCTTGATTGGGGACTTGTTTTTCTATAGTTGAATCGATTAATCCAACATTGAATTTACCATCTGTTGCGACCACTTTGTAATAAGTGGCATCTGGCAAATTATTGACAACAACTAGCGTACCTACTGCTGGTAAGTTTTTCATTATGATTCCTTTTAGGTTGTTAAAGAATTGTATTTACTTCTACTACTCTTATAGTTTAAAACATATTGCAATGCAATAATATAAGGACAAACCCTAACTTTATTGATCTAGGTCAAGAAAATGAAAAATAGTTATAAGGGTAAACCCTAATGTTTGTTTCTTAAAGTTTACAAATAGTTGGAATTGTAAAGTTTGGTATGATTTGGCATGACCAGCTTAAATCAAAGAACTGTTGCACTTTTAAAGGACAGGGGCTACCAATGCGATATAGTCGAAAGCTACAACGCTTTTACCAAAAGAAAAAAAGATTTGTTTGGAGTGTTCGACATATTGGCTATTGGAAAAGGCGAAACAATTGGAGTGCAGATTACAAGCAAGTCCAATATTGCCGCTAGAATCAAGAAAATAGAAGAATCTGAGTATTTACCCCTATTGCTGGAAGCTGGTTGGCGAATTATTGTCTTTGGGTGGTTTAAAAAAGACAATGGAAGATACGATGTTAAGGAATTTGAGTTTTAGTAGTAAAATCTATGGACAGGCTAGGGTCATCCCCGAAAAGTCGATTAGTCACCGATCTGCCAAGTCCACCTATTGACTGCCTTTGACAAGGGATTTATGTATTACTATAAATTTAATATATCTGATTGGCATCTTGCTACTAGCCATCTAAGCCTAGAAGAAGAAATCATATATTTCAAGCTAATCAATTTTTATTATGATTCTGAACAACCTATCCCACTAGAAACCCAATCGGTTTGCAGAAGGTTAAGGCTAAATGATTTTTCTCACTTAGTTGAAACAGTTTTGCATGAATTTTTTATAAAATCTGATGATGGATGGCATCATAATAGATGCGATTCTGAGCTAGAAAAGTATCACCACAAAGCAGAAGTTAATCAAAAAGTGGGGAAATTGGGTGGCAGACCTAAGAATAACCCAGAAAAAACCCAATCGGTTTTCAAAGAAAACCCACAACAAACCCTAACCACTAACCATAAACCACTAACCACTAACCATAAACTAATTACACCTGAAGGTGTTTCTGATTCTATTTTTAAAGATTACATGGAAGTTCGGAAAGCCAAGAAAGCTAAATGGACAGAAACAGCTTTAAAAGGACTACAAAGGGAATCAGATAAAGCAAAGATAACTTTACAAGAAGCAATGCAAATATGTTGTGAAAGAGGTTGGATAGGATTTAAAGCTGAATGGATACAACAAGAAGCCAAGAAAGCCAAGGAATTGCCCCTAGGAACTAATGAACAGATAGAACAAGCCTACCGGGTTGAATGTGGTAAAGACCCAGCCTTGGCTCGATTTAACAGTTATTTTGATATGAGAGATTACATAGTCAAATTTAGAGAAGAAAGGGCAAAAGCATGACAACCCCATCATTTACAGTTGTTAGCTTAGTAGAGAATCCAGATGGTTCAGCAGATATTGAATTGGATTGTTCACCAGAATTTATGAAGATGATGTTCCAATATGGATTTATTTCAATCTTAGAAAAAGCTATAGAACAGGCTAAAAATGAACATACCTAACTTTGCTGATCGCCTAAAAGAGCCAAACAAAGGAGAAATCCTTTTTGAAGCCTATTGCATTTCCAAAGGATATAAGTTCAATAGGATTGGGTTTAATGGACACAATGAGGACATACCAAACTTTTATAAGTTAAATCATTTGCTCAGAAACCTACCAGACTACATGGTGCATTCTTTGGACAATAGCTATGTAGTCCAAGTAAAAGGCACAGACAATTTTAAAAAGAAAGAAATAGACCTATTGCCTTTGTTTTTAGAATGGTATCACTCGCCAAAAGCACCATTGATTTATGCTTTTTGTTTTGAGGGTCAAAACCCTATATTGAAGTACCCAGATCAAATCATAAGGCTGTATGAAAAAGCAGTAGATCAAAAATGGGATGATGGAGTAACTTATAGATGTTTGAATTTAAGAAATCAGAAGCATGGCGATTAGAATGTGAAGCAAGAGAACTGTTAAGCTGGTCTTTACAGAAAAGAAGGAAGCAACTGGCATTAGTTTGGGAAAAAAGAGGTGCTGAAGGTGCAATTAAACTACAGGATGAAATAACAAGATTATGGAAAATACAGAAGAATCAGCAAACAAAGCAAGACGATTTATTTATGAAAAATCAGTAGATTTTGCCCAAGCCAAGGCAAATAGGATATATATCGAGCAATTTCTTAAATCAAAACTGGCATTACTTATGTCTGAATCATCAGAAACCACTATGGCTGGCAAGGAAATGGATGCAAAAAAGCATCAGGATTATTTAAATTTGCTATTTGGACTAAAAGAAGCTGTAGCAACTGAAGAAGAATTAAAATGGAAGCTGATAAGTGCTCAACTCGCTGTAGAGATATACAGGACTGAAAGTGCAAACAATCGTGCTATTGATAAAGGGATGTAAATGGGGGATTTACCTTACTATTTTGGTTGCCTTGTTTTCGCAATCGTGGTCTTTTCTATATGGATCGATTTTTAATGAGTTCCTTTTTAATAATTATTACTGGTTTAATTTACTTTTACATCGCTGTTGAGCAGTTATTTAAAGGTGATTTAGGGCTGGCTTGTATGTATGCTGGCTATTGTTTTGCCAATTATGGTGCTTATTTAATTGCTACAAAATGACCAAAGATGAAAAGATCGCACTTAACAAGATTGCAGAACTCGGATGTATTCTCTGTTCCGAAGTCCTTGGGATTGAAGGCACTCCGGCAGAACTCCATCATGTGCGTAGGTATGGAGCTAAGCGGGCTACATCCCCAATCTTGCCACTTTGTCCAATCCACCATAGGCTCGGAAATGATAGTTTTCACTCATTGGGTGTCTGTGCTTTTGAAAGAAAATGGCAAATATCCTGTGAGAAGTTATTGGAGCAAGTCGATAAAAGACTTGGAAAAGGAACTGAGAAATGACAAATAGAGTTATTTCTTGGTTTTCTTGTGGGGCGGCTAGTGCTGTTGCAACTAAATTAGCTATTGCCGAAAGCAAAAGCCCTGTAGAAATTGTTTATTGTCATGTAAAAGAGGAACATCCAGACAATTTAAGATTTATGAAAGATTGTGAAAAATGGTTTGGACAATCTATAAATGTCATACAAAATGATAAATACAATGGCAGTATTTATGAAGTATTTGAAAAAAGAAAATATATTGTAGGTATTGGTGGTGCTCCATGCACAGTTCATTTAAAAAAAGATATGCGTAAAGCATTTGAAAAGCCTAATGATATTCAAGTATTTGGTTATACATTTGAAGAACAAGATCGAGTTGATAGATTTATTGATGCTAACAATGATGTAAACCTTTGGTCAATCTTAATTGAAAAAGGGTTAGGCAAATCTGATTGTTTAGCAATGATTGAAAGGGCTGGCATAGAATTACCAGCAATGTATAAGTTAGGCTATCAAAATAACAATTGTATTGGGTGCGTTAAGGGGGGGCTTGGATATTGGAACAAGATTCGAAATGATTTTCCTGAACAATTTAATAAAATGGCAGATATAGAACAATTGGTAGGGGCTAAAATTTTAAAGCATCAAGGCGAAAGAATTTGGCTTAAAGAATTGCCAAAAGATGCTGGGGACTATCCTACAGAACAATCTATCGAATGTGGAATTTTTTGCCACATGGCAGAGGAAGATATTAAGTAATGAACAGACCAATAAAGACAAGCTCTAGTCGCACTAGCTACACAGTAGGTGGCGATAACCTAAATGAGATTATTGAGCATTTAAATGATTTGTTTGTAGGCAAAACAATGACCAATGATGAAATGAAGCTGTTACAGCATATTGTGGATGATATATGCGATATGGCTAATGAGAATCAATTACTCAGAATCTATAACCAAGAGCAAATCAAACCTTATTCAAGCAATCATTGATATATACAAAATATATACCTATAGGTATAAGTAGGGCTGTATTTGGCAGTTACTAGCTGTTAGGTGGAAAGCCACAAAAACCCTAACTTACTGCATCCTACATTAGTGGCTTAATGCCCTGTCATAATTCTAAAGGATCAAAACCTAATTCATGGGCTACCATCTTACAGCGTACTCTGAACTGTTTAGAATGATGTAGCCATTTATCCCCTTTTTGCCTATGAAAGCTCATGTGGACTGCTTCATGTGCCAGCGTGGTTAGGGCTGTGTATAAATGCCCACATCTGGCAGATGAAATGGTAATGCTGTGCTCATAATCTTCTCCAGTATCGTACATATATGTACCCATAACTTCTGGATCAGGTGTTACAACAAACTCAACTTCATCAGGTAAAGGCATTTTCCATTTAGTAAATGGATAACAGCAATACAGGCTTGCGTATAAATTGCGTAGAACTTCTGGGGTCAATTTCATGATAAATGTTTAAGTTTGACATGAGGAATACAAGTTCTAGTATCTGTGGAATATGCACCACAAGCCTTGCATTGATACCTTTGATAAGCCCCAGTAGTTGTATATCTAAAGCCTTTGCTAATTAAATGAGGTTTGCCACAAGTAGGGCAATCAAAGCCATCCCTATTTTTTTTCATTAAATTAAGATTAATTGGCTGTTTAACCCAAGGCAATAGCTTGTTATATAGCTTTTCAAGCAATATGACATCTTGAATGTTATATTCTTCCATTGTTTTCCAAGCCTTTTTATCCCCATTCATGCATTTAATCCAAAGGGTATGCCCCTCATGGGAATTCTTTTTGCCTAGACCCAATCTTTGGGCTACATAATCTAGTTTATTGCTGGGAAATCTAAATTGGCTTTTAACCACTCTTAGCAGATCAACTTGCTTAATTGGTGGTGGTGGTGAAAGTTTATGTATTAAAAATTCTTTATTTAGGGTTGGCATATCAAACTTTGTGCCATTGTAATGAATGACAGCATCAGCATCTTGTAACAAACCATGTATTCCCTCTAACATAGATTGTGATGTGCTTTTCTGCACAGAATCAAAGTATATTTGTTTTTCACCAAGCCATTTAGCTGAATAGCACATGGTATAAGATGATTCAAGAAGCTGGTTCAGCGATACATTTTGTTGCCAAAGTCCCCAAACATGAGCAGTATTGGGGCTTGTTTCGATGTCAAGCAAAAGTATCTTCATAAATCGCTTACAATAGTTATGTAGTTACATATCTTAATGGAATTCTATTAAAAAACAATGGCTTATACAAAATACACACAAAAACCAAAAGTATATAGTTTAAGAGTTTGTGCCAAATGTCAGTTAAAAGCCAAAACCAATGAAGGATATTTTTTAATTTACAACAATGGATTGCGTGAAAAGTTTGTCTGCAAATCCTGTAAAAGATAGTAAAATCACTTTATGCCATTTAAAAAAACAGACAAGGGTTGGTTCTGGGGAAGTTCCGGTCCATATCCAACTAAAACCAAAGCTATACAAGTGGCAAGAGCCGCCCATGCTTCAGGATATAAGGAAGAATCAATTATGAATCAATCAGTCATTGGTGAATTTGTAGGAATGTTGCTACATTCAGCGACAGTTACCCATATCATGCATCTGCAAGCAGTAGGTGAAGGCTCTTATGCCAAGCATCAGGCACTCGCTACATACTATGATGAAGTGGTGGAAGCCACAGATACTTTAGCCGAGGCTATACAGGGATGCACAGGCGAGATCATCAAAGCCTATCCCCCAATGTTTGGCAATCCAGCAGTAGAAGCCCTAGATTATCTGGAATCCATTAGGGAATATGTTTGCAACAATCGAGAGCAAATATCAGAATACAGCAACATCCAGAATGAGATTGATACCATCATGACCCTTTTGGATAGCACAATCTACAAGCTCACATTCCTAAGATAATGCATTGGAATATCAGAGTAGTTAAGTATTCTGAGGATGATAAAGTAATCCTAGAGGTAGCAGAGGTTTTTTATAATACTCATGGTAAACCCTGTGGCTTTCATTTGGCTAGGGCATCAGGCGAATCTATAGATGAACTGCATGAATACACAGATATGATGAAAGAAGCATTAGCCTATCCAATTTTAGAATTCAATAAAGACTTTGGCGATTGGGACAAATAGTGTTGTATAAAAGCGACAATGCCTAGCATACCTACCTATACCAAATGTGCCAGCCTAGGATGTAAGAGTACCAAGAGTAAGCTCAATAGCTATTGCATGGAGCATGGTGGCAAGGAGTGGATAGACACAAAAGAAAGAAAAGAATTCAACTCTATCTATCAAACCCCATTCTGGAAACAGAAGCGAAATAGTCAGCTATCTAGTCAGCCATTGTGCCAATCCTGTCTAAAGGTAGGCAGAGTAACCCAAGCTAACCATGTAGATCATGTGTTTGCTTGGAAGGCATTAGGCAAGGATGCATTCTATAACAACCTATTCCAATCACTATGCCCAGAGTGCCATAGTCATAAGACAGCATTAGAACAACAGGGTATATATCGATGCTATATAGCAGATACTAAAGACTATGCCTTGCATGAATATAAATTTGTGCTTGGCTCGACCCCATCCCATGCATCAAATGTGTTGTAAAAAAGCTACATCTTAGGAGAAACTTAAACTTTTCCCCCATTGGTAAAGAG